ACAGTGACACATATGATGCATATACTAGCGAAGATATAGATCCGGTATTGTACTCAGCTGTTAAACTTAAATGGTATATTACAGGAAATATCAATGATACGCAACAAGGCAACATAACAATTCCGGGTGTACAGAGCAATAACTACAAAGAATTGCAAACAGCAGAAATCACAGTACCTGGTATATCTTTATATTTTACAGATCTATTACAGTATTATGTTGATAATGACAATGTAACTCCAAAAGATATTAACGGATTGGATTCTTAATAAATTTTTACTATTATATGTTATATGATAGTGGACTATGAATCTGATGTAACGAAGTGTTTGCAAATAATTGCAGATTGCAAGACATTGTTAGTTCCTATCTACGCAAACTCAACATCACATACATGTATTCAAGATATATACGCAATCTACGTTTATTGTGAAGATGAGAGTGAATGGATAATCCCAATACACCACACTGAACAAATAAGGGGCTTTCCCGAATACGTAAAACAGTTCTTATCATTAACTGATATATTTATCCACGACAAGAAGCGATGGTTACAATCGGGCGGAAACAATGCCGTATGGGACGTTAAGAGTTTATGGTGGTACACGTATAATGAAGCATATGATGAGAATCACTATCCAACTGCAGCACATGAATTTTATTGGAGAAGATTGAAATCTCTTAAAGAGGTAAATGCAGTGATTCCAATGCAGCAACATTTGGCAATGTGTCAAAAGATACGACATTATTCTTGGCCAATGTGTATGAATGCAAAATTAACTGATTCATATTTAAAATTTAACAATTTATATCCTAAAACATTTGCTCAAATAGAAAGTAATGGATTACGAGTTAATAGTAATTTTAAATTTCCTGATCAGGTTAGTGACAATATGGTATATTCGCAATATAATTATCATACCACCACTGGCCGGCCAAGTAATGCATTCGGTGGATTCAATTATGCGGCTATGAGCAAAGAAGATGGTACTAGATCTGCATTTTGTAGTCGATTTGATAATGGTGCTTTAATTGAAATGGATTTTGATAGTTATCATGTTAGATTAATTGCAAAACTAATCGGATATAATTTACCTGAAACAAGTATACATGATTATCTCGGCCGATTCTATTTTGGCACAGATGCATTAACAGATGAACAAAGAAATGAAAGCAAATCAATAACATTTCGTCTTTTATATGGAGGTATTGACAAAGAGTTTTTAAGTATTCCATTTTTTCAGCAAGTAAATGATTTTGTGTTTAACCTATGGGATAAGTGGAAACGTAATGGATGCGTAAAAACGCCGATTATTGGTCGCAGTATATGCAAAGATCAAGTTACCAATATGACTTCATTTAAATTGTTTAATTATTATTTACAAGCCACTGAAACAGAAGTATCCGTTAATAAATTATCACAACTTCAAGACTATTTACAAGATCACAAAACATGTATAATATTATATACATATGACTCCGTATTATTCGATGTTCCTTTATCAGAAGCTAAGAGTATTTTACCAGAATTAAAAAACTTGTTAGAACAAGGGAATTTTCCGGTGAAATGTAAAGTTGGCAATATTTATGATAAAATGAGAACAATTACGTTATGAATATAAATTCTTTAATTACAGAGTGGACATATCGATTACCAAAAGGATATCCCGACTCTGAATCAGATTATCAAGAACTAGATCGTGTATTAACTGAAATGACTGATCTATCCGAAACAGAGCGAATGGCAATTATCCGAAAAGCCAAAGGATTGTCTGAACAAGACGAAGATGAATCACAAGATATATTAGATACCAATGAAGAATCGATTCGAACTACATTGAATAATATAAAGCTTCCTACTGATATAGTAACACAAGTTATAAGTATATATTCACGATTATCTAATGCTGAACAACTAGAATTCAATAAAAATTTTAGAAAGCATGATATTAATTCATTTGTTGCGAAAGGATGGGAAGCATTTAAAGAATTCTTTTTCGTAAATGTAGTTGGGTCACGTGGTGGAATGGGTAATGGTGAAATATCAATACTATTAGGAGTTAAAGATTCTATGCCGGGCGGAACTGCTCAACATGATATTGTTTTGAAAGATGGTGAATGGGAAGTTAAAGAGTTTGGTAAAAGTGGTCAAAAATTTGATCCGGCTTCAGAAGGATTAGCTTCCAAATTTGAATTAACAACTAAAATACAAGATTTTTATAAAAATATAGTAAACCCAATTAAAGATATTGGAGATCCATTTCAATTATTAAAACATTTAGTTGATCCAGAATCTGCAGATGATCTTAAAAAATTAATTATGATTCTTGAAACAAGATTTGAATCCGTTATTGATCCAGTAATGTTTGCTAAACTTGAATGGAAAAAAACAGCAATGCATAGTTGGTATGAAGGATTTAAAGAACTAAATACAATTTTTTATAAAACTAATTTAGATACTAATGTTAAGGATACTAGATTAACTGTTAACGCCGGCGGTAGTCAAAAATCATATTGGATATCAGACGAAGATGTTGAAGAAATAGAATTATCTGCCGGCAGAGATACTGCAGCAGATGTGAATGTTGGGGATGAAGTTGATAATATTAATTCAAATGTAGTTATTTGGTTTAAACGAATAGAAAGAAATGAATTTGTAAGAAATCCGCAACAATTTCTTTTTGAATTAAATAAAGTTAAAAATAATTTTTTTAATAGTATTTTAGGATTAATTTGGTATAATCACCAAAATCCAAAACCTCATATAGGCTTACCAAACGAATTTGCTATTGATACTATTTCACAAGGAAAATATAGATTTACATTAAAATCTGCATCAGCATCGCAAGGATATGAATACATACAAGGACAGGAATAATAGTGAGAACCCAACTACTATGCACATTTGCACATCAATCAGATTTAAATATTATAACTGACTACATACAACAAAGTTATACTATACCAGAACAAAGAATATTTGTGTTTTCTAATACTGAATTACCATCTCAGTTATATTGCACATATAACGCAGACGCATCAGAAACAAGAGGACAGAATACTATTAGTATTCATCGAAAAAAAGAAACTAATACACTGTATACGGTTAATGCACTCAATGCAATTATACGAAAAGTTAATAATGGGGTATTAGATAAAACATTTCAAGTTGATTGGACCAACTATCGTAATTCATTTATACTAACTGATGATGAGGATTATCGTGTTGTTGATTTATTATTTTTCAAGAAGATTTCTTGGTAGTTTGATAATTATATTAAATAATATATAAGTAATAGAACTATGAAACATATTTTAGCAGAAAATTTATCTAGATTCAAAGCAAAGAATTTAAACGAGCAAGAGAAATATCAATCTCTAGGACAACAAGGTGAAATACCAATGCTCGATCCAAAATCAGATACAGAACATTCAGAACAAAATCTAGACCGATTAGCTAAGGTATATGAGCAAATCAAACCAAAACGTCTAGATATGAGTGAGTTTAAAAATGATGTTCGAGACCTTATTTCTATTTATAAAGATAAGCCAGACGACACGGCAAATATGACTGCGTATCATACTGCATTTAGAGAATTATATCCAACCGTCCAAACACGTTCGGACTTTAAAGGTATTAAGAATGATATTATTAGAATCTTAACGCATTTGTTAAACCACGCAAGAAGCATAACACAGGGAGATACAAGTAATTATGGGTATCGAGTACACCCATGGCAAAAATCAAAAGGTATATAAGTAATAAAGTAAAAACAATGAAAAATATTTTAAAAGAAAACATGCGTAGATTTCATACTAAGAATCTGCCTGCAGATGTAGTTAGTTTACAAGAAAATATTTCAACAGATATTTTAAATACTATTAAAAAAGCACCGTCATTGAAAAAGTTGGGAATGATTGATGCTACAGCAGATACTGAAATAGCATATGGTAGTACTAAAGCTCCATTAACAATTTTTATTGACCCAGCTAAAACAGAAATTGATGATGTCTATTTTGATATACGAGATGCTTTGAGCAATATAATACCAGGTACTCGATTTAATGTAATGACAGGACCTACAGGTATTGGAGATCAAGAAACTGGAGCAATTCACTATGCACCAGATATCGAATCAAGTTCATCTCCTAATCAAAATCAAAAGAAATATAATAATAAAGGATTAGCTCAAAAAGCATATGACCAACTATATGATCTAACTAGCGAATTTGGCGGAGATTATCCACTAAATTATTTAGACGACAATTTACCGCAAGAATTGAATCATACAGCAGACAAATTTTTTGATGATAATGATTATTTAACACCTGAAGAAGATAAGAAACTAGCTAAAGAATTCTTGGTAATAGTTAAAGAATTAAAAGATGAACTTAAATATGGATAATATGAAACACGTATCAGGAATACTAGCAGAAAATATGAGGAGATTCGCAACCAAGAATCTGCCCGAACAAACTCAACCACCACTCGACAAAGTAATTGACATTAAAGGATCCTTGCCTTATGTTAATGTTATATACAATCACAAAGGCCAAACAGTTAACATTGATTTTGATGACTATGAGTTAGAGGATCAGGTAGACAATTATACTTGGCATGGTGATTTAATGGGTACAGATCAAAATGGCGGTAAATGGACAGTTCAGGCAGAAGCTGTTGTTATGGGCGGCGGAGATTATGAATGGGATGTAGATTGGGATACTATAGAAAATAAAGTATAATACAATAAAAAACTTAAACAATTACTTGGACTTAACGATTTAATTATCTAATATATAATTAATAAATAACATAAATTAATAACTTAACAAAAAAAAAAAGGACTTCAATGGGACTTAATTTAGACGCCATCAAGGCAAAACTTAATCAATTAAACAACAACAACGATCGTCGAAACAATCTTTGGAAACCAGAAGCTGGTAAGACACGTGTAAGAATCGTACCGTATGTTCATCGCAAAGATAATCCATTCTTAGAATTGTATTTTCATTATGACATTGCTAAAAGATCAATGCTATCACCGGTATCATTCGGTAATGCAGATCCAGTAGTTGAATTTGCAGAAAAACTAAAAAAGACTGGTGACAAAGATGATTGGCTAATGGGTCGTAAAATCGAACCTAAAATGAGAACATATGTTCCGGTTATCGTAAGAGGTAAAGAATCTGAAGGAGTTAAATTTTGGGGATTTGGCAAAACAATTTACACTGAATTGCTTTCAATTGTATCTGATCCGGATTATGGTGATATCACCGATCTATTAAATGGTCGTGACATCGACGTAGAGTTTACACCAGCAGAAGGTGGAGGATATCCTAAAACTGCTATTCGTGTTAAACCTAATACATCAGCGGTAACTGAAGACACAGCAATTGCAGAAAAGATTATGAATCAGCCGACTATCACCGATATCTTCCCAGAACCAACTTATGAAGAGTTAGAACAAGCTCTTAAAGATTGGATGAATCCAGAAGACGACAGTTCAGACGTTAGCACACCATCTAGCTCAACAACAGACACATCTAGCACTGATAATGCAACTACGGAAACAAAGACCGAAGAAAAGCAAACAGATGTAGCAGCAGCATTTAACGATTTATTTAACAAGTAGGGGCTTCAATGGCAAAGAAAAAAGGCAAAAGCAAGAACGAACTGGAAGATGTATTAGCAAACACATTAGCTGATAGTATAAATAAACAATTCAAAGGACAGGCACTAAAGACTGCATTCTTTTTAGATGGAGATGATGATTCTCCTAGTAATGTGAAAGAGTGGATATCGTCTGGGTGTGATTCATTGGATTTGGCAATATCTAATCGACCAAATGGAGGATTCCCTGTTGGTAGAATAACCGAAATAACAGGGTTAGAAGCGTCGGGTAAATCATTGCTAGCAGCACATACCTTAGCAGAAACGCAGAAAAAAGGAGGGTTAGCAGTTTATATTGATACTGAGTCAGCTACTAGTTCGGAATTCTTGACTGCAATCGGCGCCGATTTGAAAACTATGTTATATGTACCACTCGAAACGGTAGAGGAAATCTTTGAAACGATTGAAACTATCGTTGACGGTGTACGTAAATCAGACAAAGACAGATTAGTAACAATTGTAGTTGATTCCATAATGGGTGCATCTACGAAGATTGAGCTAGCAGCAGAATATGATAAAGATGGATATGCAACTTCTAAATCGATCATATTGTCTAAAGCAATGCGTAAGGTTACAAATTGGATTGCCCGAGAGAGAATCTGTTTGATCTTTACTAATCAACTAAGAGTTAAAATGGGCGTGTCATTTGGTGATCAGTGGACAACAGCAGGCGGTAAGGCAATTCCTTTCCATGCATCTGTCAGACTAAGACTAAAAAATACCGGTCAGATTAAAGCAACAGTTAATGGTGCAGAGCAAGTAGTGGGTAGTAAAACCAGCGTGCAGGTAGTCAAAAACCGTATGGGTCCACCACATCGTAAGATTGATTATGAAATCTATTATGATAGTGGTATTGACAACTTTGGAGGTTGGTTGAATTTGATGAAGAAATTCAAATTGGTTAAACAAGCAGGTGCATGGTACACATTAGAAGATGTAGATCATGAAACTGGAGAAGTTCATGGAGAAATGAAGTTCCAAAGCAAAGATTTTGTTAGCAAGGTAATGCAAAACCCCGAAGCAAAAGAAAGGTTATACAAAAGAATCTGCGACGCTTATATATTCAAATATCAAGCTGGTATAGACGGAGGTATCGATGATGTTGTTATCGATGAAGAAGTAATTGACGAAGAAGGATAATGAATAAGTATCAAAGATTATTTAAAGAGTTACAGAAAGAAAAGGAAACGAGCCCAAAGAATGCTAATGATCATATCATGGTATTTGACGGGCTCAATACCTTTATTAGAAGTTTCGGTGCAACTCCGGCATATAATGAAGATGGTGACCATATTGGTGGTATTACTGGATTCTTATATTCTGTAGGTAAAACTGTCAGAGACTTTAAACCTAGTAGATGCGTAATTGCATTTGACGGAAGAGGCGGTAACGCTAAAAGAAGAAAGATTTATAAAGGTTATAAAGCAAATCGAGCTAATAAAACTAAACTTCGAAGATTCGATCATCACGAAACAAGTATAGAAGATGAACAAGAGTCAATGAGAAAGCAATTTAGTAGATTAGTTTCATATCTAGATAATTTACCAG